AACTCGCCCTTCAGTGTGTGTTGGGTGAGCAATAGCGGTAAGGTCCATGTAGGTAGTGATAGACATCGTGTTAGCGTCTACGTTACCTGAAGCAGTGACATCAACACCGCTGACATCACCTGTGGCGGTTACGTCGCCAGAAGATGTGACAGTTGCCCCAGATACAGTCCCAGAAGCAGTAACATCTACTCCAGAAAAGTTACCTGTAGCATTTACGTTACCAGTAGAGCATACCGTTGCACCTTGAACAGTACCAGAGCCAGTTACATCTACACCAGAAAAGTTACCTGTAGCATTCACATTTCCGGTGGAACATACTGTGGCACCTTGCACAGTACCAGAACCAGTAATATCAGTACCAGATACGGTGCCTGAAGAAGTAATGGTAGCACCTGACACGGTGCCTGAACCGGTAATATCAGTACCTGAAACAGTACCTGAAGAAGAGACAGTGGCACCAGAGACAGTACCAGATGCAGTAACGTCTACTGAAGAGACATCACCAGTAGTAGTTAAATCATTAGGGAGAGATACGTTATTAGAGGCATCGGTATATACTGCTTTTTCAGCAGGATAAGTAATAAAGACTTCTACTTCTGCCCCTGCAAAACTAACGGCACTTCCAGAGTTAGAACTTTCTAGAATCGTGTCACGGGAAAGCGTTGCACCTGACGTAGTGAACGTGCCTAGACCTACCTCAAACTCATCGTTTGTAGCATCAATAATTGCGTAGTAGGTGGTATCTGCGTCAGATAAAACAGAAGTGAAAGTTTGGAAATTGGGATAAGCACCGGTGAGAGTTACATCACCAACGCCAGTAACAGATCCAGTTTCCCTTACTCTGTCTTTAATAACCAGTGCCATTTATATCTCTCTCTTTAGGCTAAACGAAGAATTGCGTTAGATGCGTCGGCTGTTGGGAAGACGATAGTGAAGTCACCATTGGTAGATGATTTAGTTCCACCAAAATCAAACACAGCGATTGCTTTGTTGCCTTGTGAAGAGTTATAAATAATGCAACCGTCTGCTGAGACAGTTACTGTAGAAAACGTTTCATCATCAATGTCGATGATAGCGGTAGTCCCGTCTAAACTAATTGTGATGTTATCTAAGTCTTGACCACCCGCAGTGTAGCCCGTTCCAGTAGCCTCATCAGAGTTACCAGTCACATCAGAATAGTTTGCCGTAGTGTTATCGTAAGTACCTGTGGGCGTTTCCTTGATAAGGGCAACTTTGATAGTGTCCGTATCTAAATCGTGAATACCGCCTAACAGTTCCTGCTTAAATGTTTTGCTAATAGCAGTAGTAATTGCCATGAGTAAGGAATCCTATATGAAGTGAAAGAGAGGGGGCCGAAGCCCCCACCTCAAGGTTGCTTATGCTAGCTGATCACGATCAACTTCATCAGCACCGGCAGTTGCTTCATTTACGTCAACAACGATTGCCCATACACGAGCAGTCACTGTAGCCGCAGGAGCCGCCCCCGCAGTACCAGTTACGTCGATTGTATCTGCCGCCGCAACGATACCCTGTGTTTGAGTACCGAACGCGAAGTCGCCCGCAGAACCACTGTCAACAGCGGTAGCCGCCATGAAAGTAGTTGTTCCGTCAGTGACTGTAACGTCATAATCAGCAGAGTCCATAGCGTCGATTAACTCAACACCTGCCGCAAGAACGAGAGTACCCGCTCCTACAGATGGACCTGTGACTGTTCCAGTTGTAGTCGGAAGCTCAACTTCCTTCTCAACCATGACTGCTTGTGAAAGCAAGGATTGTGATTTAGCCATTGTTTATCTCCTTATACACCAGTTGCAGTTACATAACGTGCAGTAGTAATTGCTTCTGGACGAAGAATCTTACGGCCATACAGGTTCATACCACGGACAATGTCTGCGAATGAATCTGGGTCACGGTAAGTTTCAGTCTTAGCAATCTGCTGTGCAGAAGCTACTGCTGAATCGTGGCCTGCTACAATCACACCGAAGTCTGTTCCTTGAAGTGTAGAAGACGACTGAGCCGCTCCGCCACCAACTACTGGCAAGTTGTTAGAAACATAGACACGGAAACCGTGCAAGTTGTTAACAGTCAAACCATTGCGGATTCCGCCAGACTCACCGAAGTCAGAGTTGAACAGGCGTGAATCTTCATCACGGAGAAGCTCCATGAAGACAGGGTCGATGACCAACCAACGTCCATTTGTGTCTACGAATTGCTGATCAAGAAGACGAGCCATACGGTTCAACAATTGGAGTGGAGAGATGTCATCATCTGTAGTCGCAGTGATACCCGGAAGACGAGGCTTCAGAGGAATCGCTTCACCTGCTACAGCGGCACCACCATCGTTCAAAGAGAAGTCGGTAGCGTCGAGCTTCATAGAAGCCAACAGTTCATCAGTACCCGCAGTGTCAACAGCAACAGAACCTGCTACTTGATCGTTGACAGCATTAGCATTGGTGTTGATAGAACCTTGCTTGTAGCCTGAGATGTAGCCAAGTACTTCTTGGTCAAACTGGTCACGGAGGCGGTAGCCTGCACGATCAGTAGCCATATCCATGAAGTTGACATGAGAGTGTGCGTCTTCAATGTCATCCATCTTGAATGCGAAGTAGTGAGCTTGGTCAACTACGAGAGTGAAATCTTCGTCGTCGATATCCTGAGCAGTAATCTGGGTACCACGAGAGTACTCTTTAACTGTGATTTCAGGCTCTTTGATGATCTTTACAGAATCACCGAAATTAGCGATTTCACCGAAGTAGTCGTTGTTTGTGATGTCTTCAACAATAGAAGACTTACGGAAGGCTTTTTGAACCTTCTGGGAATAAATTACAGGTGAAAAATTACCATTAGGTAAATTTCCATATCCTGCCGCTGAACGAAATGCCATGATAAGTTCTCCTCATAGTCAGGCAATGTCTATTTTTTAATAGATTACGCTTGACCGCTTTCAGAGGCTTGCGTTCGTAAGGTGGCTAATTTTATTTTACCGGCCAAAGTAAAATAAAGAAGCGGCTTAGTATAAGCAAGGTAAGTCTTACACGGTAGTAATCTGTATTTTATGAATGCCCGGGTTGTCCTAACAGAAGGGGCCGGGCTGATCATATTCTAGTGGTGTATGCATTTTGTAATTAAAGTCAACAACTTTATTTACTTTCTTAACGAGCCGCGCCAGTCATGTCGTAAACAAAGGTGCCTTTTTGCATAGCCGATAAAATGTCTTCCTCATGTTTTTCGTACTCATGAGCTTTAAGAGTAGCGACTCTGCTTTCTGACCATTCCTTAGAAGGTCGAGAAGACGGTGTAGATGTGGTTGCACTTTTGACTGCTTTAGCGGCTTCTTTCTTCAATTCTGAATCAGAACGCTTTTCGACAATCATGCCCATGTCTGCTTTATACAGATCAATAGCCCGGGCGGCGGCAATCGCATCGTTTTCATTTTTGTAGAGTGCATCCTGCAAGTACGTAGGCTGTTGGGATACCCAGTCGTGAAATTGCTTTTGGGAGCGAATAGCGTCAAAGTCTGGATGCAATCTTTTTAATTCGTGTTCGGCTTTATCGCGCTCTAGCTGAGTCTTCATTTTACGAAGATCAGACATACTTTGCTCTACTTCGTGCGAAGCTTCTCTAGCGCGTTTTTGAGCGATTGAATCCACGATTTTAGCAACCTCTGGGTACTTTGAAGCCCAAGCGTCAATTTCTTCTTCAGTTGTTGGAAGAGTGAATTCATCTTTTTCCTTTTCCCTTAATTGTGCTTTAAGTTGCTCTAGCTCTTTATCTTTAGATTCAACGGTCTGTTGCATGTAGCGGCGAAGATCACCGTATCTTTTCTTGAAACTGTCGTCATCATCTGCTACATTAGTTTCTTGAGTAGGTTCTGCTACTGTGGTATTTTCTGTGTCGTCTATATCTTCTTGACGAGAATAACGTCTAGCCATTGGGTTAGTCCTTATGGTCTGGGGGCCTTTACGGGTGGCCCATAGTCTGCTCTAGGCTTATGCCAAAGGCGCAGGTGCCTCGGTAGGAGCCATCATTCCTTCACCTTCAGGTGCGGGAGTTGCGGGCGTTTCAGGAGAACCAAGCTGTGATGCAAACTCAGACATGACAGACATGCCGGTTAGTTCATCAAACAGTTGGCTAATTGGTTCATTAAGAAGAGTCTTAATAGCCTCTTGTTTCTGAGGTTCCATTGATTCGTAGTTAGTCATCATTGTAGTGGCACTTAAAGAGCTAGATGGCTCTTCAGCCGCAGGAGCATCTGTAAGAGGTGCTTCAGTAGGAGCGGCCATGCCCGTCATTTCTTGATTCATGGTGTCTTGTTCAGCCATTATTAATATCCTTTAATATTTCATCATTGCCACACGGGGCTTATTCTTGCGCGAAACAGTTCCGCCTTTATTAAACATACTGAAGGTCTCTTCTCGGTCTTCATCCCGGACTTCTTTTTCAGCCATTTCA